AACTTCCCTTTCTGTGGGTAATACAACAACCGTACAAATATCTAATTCATCGGGATTGTTTGTTAACGGTAATATCGGTATTGGTACTACAGCACCCAGTGCTAAGCTTGATGTTGTTGGAACTAACACAAGGTTGTTTGAGACCGTAACGACCGATAGCGTCGGAGATCAAGCTTTATCTGCTCATTATCTAGATGTTAATATGACGGGGACTGATACCCTTACTGCCAATAGGTTACATACAGCCTTTCGTATCGACGTAGCTGCTACTGCAACGGGTGGTAATACCACGAACCAACACCTAGTGAGGGGTATCCTTAATACAGTCGATGTAACTGGTACTAGCTCGCAGATATATGGTATACACAATGAAGTTAGTGCTTTAAATACTTCCGGTACAGTATTGGCCATATATGCAGCATTAAACTTATGCGGCTCTGATCCTGGTGTAGGCGGTACAGTCGCAACAGCTATTGGCTCGTTGAACCAAGCATATGCAGGTGGCGCTGGTGTCATCAATACGATCTACGGAACGAGAAACGAGGCGGTCGTAGGGGGTACGGCTACTGCTGGCGTAGTTCACGCATACGGTGCGTACAATGATGTCGAGATAGACGGCAATACACTAACTAACGGGTATGCTACTATTTCTGTTATGAATATACGCGGTGGTGTAACTACGAACGCGTATCTATACTACGGCAACTACCAGGGCGCTAACGCTACCAACGTGCTCAACTCATGGGGTTTATATCTTGTAAACGCCACAAAGAACTATATCTCTGGTAACGTAGGCATCAACAACACAGCACCCAATGCTACCCTTGCTGTCACTGGTACCGCCAACGTATCGGGTAACGTAGTCATAGGCGGCTCACTTAATGCAGCAAATGTAACTGCGACTGTATTCACGGGTGCTGTATCCCTTTCAGGTGGAATTCATGCTAATGGATCACTCGGTACTGCGGGTCAAGCACTTGTATCTAATGGTAGTTCTGCATACTGGGGTAATATTTTTACCCCAACTGCAACATCTCTTTCAGCTAACGTAGTTACTACATCCAACGTGGTGTCCTTGGTGAGTGAATTGGTGGCTGCTGTAGGGACCGGTCAAGTCTGGCTAGTTGACGTATTTGGGATATACAGGTCTGCAGCTACTACAACAGGTATAAGGTTAGGTATAAGCGCTCCAACTAATAGTACTACAGTAAATGATATACGCATACGACAGGCAGCTGATGGAACTGATTCTATATTTGAAGGTATGACGTCTGGTAATACAACAATATCGAGCGCTTCTGTGGTAGCTGCAAATACGGACTATGGATTTACTATTAGATCCATGGTACGTACTGGGAATACAGCAGGTAATCTAAATCTTCAGCTAGCTTCGGAGGTTAATACCTCTCAGATCACGCTCATGCCCGGTACTACCATGATCGCGATTAGAATTCAGTAAATTAGAGTATTTGTTAAAAAATAAATACTAATAAACATAGAGAGTAAACAGATGCCTAATCCCACTACAAGAACAGAATTTATTCAAAACTGCCTTCGAAGACTAGGTGCACCTGTCATCGAGATTAACGTAGATCCGGATCAAGTAGAGGATCGTGTTGATGAGGCTCTGGCATACTACTGGGATTATCACTTTGATGGTTCTGAAAAGATTTACTATAAGCATCAAGTAACTCAGCAAGATGTTGCTAACAAATATATTACATTACCTGAGAATATTATTGGTGCTGTTCGTATCTTTAATATTGGTGATTTAATTACATCCGCATCATTATTTGATATTCGTTATCAGATTGCTCTTAACGATCTTTATCAGTTCTATAGACAGTCAATGGTACCGTTCTATATGAACATGCAACATATTCAGTTTTTAGAGCAGATTCTTGTGGGTCAGCAACCTGTTCGTTATACTAGAACTAAAAATAGACTTCATATTGATATGGATTGGGAACGAATTGATATCAATAAGTACTTTATAGTAGAGGCTTATGAAGTTGTTGATCCTGCCGTATATGCTGATGTCTGGAAGGACAGATGGCTATTAAGATACACAACTGCTCTTATCAAGAGGCAGTGGGGCGCTAATTTAGGTAAATATTCTGGTATTCAATTAATGGGCGGTATTACTTTTAACGGCGACAAGGTATATCAGGAAGCTAATTCTGAAATACAACAATTAGAAGCTGAGATGTTGTCAGCGTATTCAGTACCTCCAGAATATATGATCGGGTAGAATATTTACTTTTTATAAATACTTCTAATAATAAGTAGGTATGTTCTAATGGCAACCTCGTTCTACTTTAATAAAGCAGCAGTATCAGAACAAAGACTACTTGAAGACTTAACTATTGAGTCTATTAAGATTAATGGTATTGATGCTTATTACATGCCTCGTACATTGTTTAACAAAGATCAGATCTTCAAAGAAGATGTATTATCTACGTTTAAGCGTGGGTACTTCATTGAGATGTATCCTAAGAATGTGCAGGGGTTTGGTGGCGAGAAAGATATTCTAACTAAATTTGGTGTTGAGATTAGAGAGCAAATTACCTTTGTAATGTCAAGAAGACGATATGAAGATGAAGTAGGTGACTATGAAAATAGAGTCAATAGACCGCTTGAAGGTGATTTAATCTACTTTCCTATAAATGATGGATTGTACGAGATTAAGTTTGTAGACCACGATATGCCATTCTATCAATTATCAAATCGTTATGTATATGAGTTGAAGTGTGAGAAATTTGAGTATAGCACGGAAAGACTCGATACTGGTATTCAAGCTATTGATAGTATAGAGGATAGATTTACTCTAGATGATGTAGGTGTTTATGAGTTAGTAACAGAGTCTGAGGTTGTTATAACTACCGAGCTCGGAGATGATATTATACTTGAACGTATTGATATAGAGCAGCAAGATCCAGGCGCTCAAAATACTCAATTTCAAGTAGAGAGTGATGGTATTTTTGACTTCTCAGATAAAAATCCTTTTGGTGAGAGAATATAATGATCCCAGGGTACTTCTATCACGGCTTAATTAGAAAGTATGTTGTATATTTCGGTACATTGTTCAATGATATTTCTATTGAGCGTACTGATGATAGCGGTAATATTATTCAAGATTTTGTCGTACCCATCGCGTACGGTCCTAAGCAAAAATTTATTGCTAGACTAGAGCAAGATCCTACTCTTAATAAGAGTATAGCTATTACGTTACCTAGAATGTCATTCGAGATAGTAGGGTTTAAATACGACCCTTCCAGAAAACTACCTTCTACTGGAAAGATACTTAAACAGTCTACTAATTATAACGGTAAGTTTGATTCTGTCTATAATCCAGTGCCAGTTAATATTGATTTTTCTCTTTCAATTTATACTAAAAATGCAGAGGACGGGTTTAAGATCTTTGAGCAGATTATACCATACTTTACACCTGAATGGACCTCTACTCTAAACATTCTACCTGACCTTGATCTAAAAGTCGACGTACCAGTAGTTTTAAATAATATTAATATGGTAGATAGGTACGAGGGTTCTTTTGAAGATTTAAGTAGAAGATATATTATTCATACTCTTACCTTTACAATGAAAGGTTACCTGTTCGGTCCTATTTCTAGATCTGATGTTATTCGTAAAGCTATTGTAAATCTTTATAATAATCAAAATGTTAGAACGGCAAATCTATCCATAACTAACTACATAACTGAGTTTAAGCCTGGGGATGTAGTATTTCAAACAAATGGAAAATCACAAACTGCATCGGGTATAGTTAAAACATCCAACTCCACATTTCTCTATATTACAAATGTGAGTGGTCATTTTAATACAGCCAATAATATCTTGTGTGGTAATTCAAATGCCGTGGGTGAAGTATCAGTAGTATCATCCGCGGATGATGTAGCAGAGAGAATAGAAGTAAGACCGGCTGTAACTAATACCGGTAAACCTACGGCTAGCCTTTCACAATCTATTGATCTTGACTTGATTAAATCAACAGATAATTATGGTATTAATATTAGTATTTTGGAACCCTAATGAGTGAAGAACCTGAGAGTGATCCAATCGGTAAGGCACTAAACCTCCAGCCGATTAATGCGATAAAAAATCAGATACAGACTGCTATCGAAACTGATAGTGATGATGTTAACCATGCCAGAACAAATATTAGAGATCTAATTTATAGAGGCACTTCTTCACTAGAAGATCTCCTTGATGTAGCACGTGCGTCTGAGCA